CCCCACGGAACGCCCTTCCGTGGGCCTTATTTTTTGCTTGACATTACGGCCTAAAAGGCGTAATATAGAATTAGAAAAAAGAAAGGCGGCGATTCACATGAAATCCGGAAGCACGAAGAGCGAAACGACAATCGCGCGTTTGCGCTGTGAACGGGGGCTGACACAGGCCGCCCTGGCGAAAGGAACCGGCGTCAACATTCGGACGATCCAGAAGTTCGACAGCGGGGAACGTGGAATCGAAACCGCGTCCCTGGCCGTGGCGCTTCGGATCGCCGACTTCCTGGGCGTCCACCCGCGCGATCTGATCTGACAGCACAGCAAAGCCCCCACCCTTGCCATACGGCAAAGGCGGGGGCTGTTTTTCTTTATAGGGGGAAGTAACATGAAGAAGCGCAGATTCAAACACCTGTCCTGGAACGACCGCCTTCGGATCGAATCGTTCCTGAAATGTGGGAAGCGGGTCCAGGAGATCGCCGACGAAATCGGCGTCCACCGGAACACGATTTACAACGAACTGAAACGGGGCCGGTATATCCACCGAAATTCGGACTGGACCGAAGAAGAACGGTATAGCCCGGACATAGCCGAAGCCGCATACCGGGAAAACCTGGCCGCGAAGGGGCCTGGCCTGAAAATAGGCAAGGATCACCGCCTGGCCGCGTACATTGAACGCCGGATCGTCGAGGACGGCTATTCCCCGGCCGCCGTCCTGGGCGAAATCAAGGTCAAGGGAATCCGGTTCGACACGACGATCTGTGAAGCGACCCTGTATTCCTACATCAAGAAGGGTGTGTTCCTGACCCTGGAAGCCGCCCACCTTCCCCGCCAGGGCATGAAGAAGCGCCAATACAAGAAGGTCAAGAAGGCGGCCGCCAGGCCATCGGCCGGCCGGAGCATAGAAAAGAGGTCCCCGGAGATCGACGACCGCGCAGAGATCGGACACTGGGAAATGGACTGTGTCGAAGGCAAGAAGAAGACGAAGGAAACCCTTCTGGTCCTGACGGAGCGGAAGGCCCGGAAGGAAATCATGGTCAAAATGAAGGACAAGACCACCGGAAGCGTCGTCGCCGCCCTGGACCGCCTTGAACGCAGATACGGGAAACTGTTCAGCAAAGTATTTCAAACGATAACAGTTGATAACGGTACAGAGTTTTCGGACGTCGCGGGCCTGGAACGGTCCTGTCTGCACAAAGGGAAGCGGACGACCGTCTTTTACTGTCACCCCTATTCTTCCTATGAGCGAGGGACCAATGAGAACACGAACGGAATGATCCGTCGCTGGTTCCCAAAGGGGACCGACTTCGGGAAGGTCACAGCGAAGGCGATCCAGGCCGTCGAAGACTGGCTGAACGCCTACCCGCGCGGGATTCTGGGCTTCCGTTGTGCCGACGACGTCTTCGCCGAAGCCCTGGCCGCCCTGGTCTAAAAAGTTTTTTCAGGTTTTTTACAATTTAATCTTGACTTTTGCGTTCGCGAGATTTATTATTAGATTGTGCAAAGGTCAATGACCTACGCACAATCTAATTTTTTTGTGTGGGGGTCCTGATCATGAAGAAAATGACCATTCGGAAGGTGCTTGAAAACATCGTTGCAAAGTCCTACGGGAAGGGAATCAAAAAGTTCTACCTGGTGTTCACCGACGGACAGGTCGCGACCGCTGACTTCGCGATCGACCTGATCTGGAAACTTGCGGAAGAATCGTCCTTGAATCTTCTGTGGGAAGTCGAAGTCGTTTGCGCGACACGCGTCGGCGACTATGTCACGGTGATTTGCAACGCGGACATCGAGCAGACCAACGGGGACCCCGACAAAACCCTCTGGTGACGCCGCCAGGGGACAGAAAGAAGGTGAAAGTGTGCCGAAGCAGTTTAAGACCGTCGAGTTCGAAGACCGGAAGAAGATCGCGTCCATGTACGCGGACGGGGCAATCGCCGCCGAAATTGCCCGGAAAATCGGGGTGTCGGCGAGTACCATCTACGCCGAATTGAAGCGCGGCCAGGACGGCGTCACCCTGGACAGGAACTTCCGGCCGGCCTACAACCCGGACCTGGCCCAGAAGCGGGTCCAGGAAGCCCTTCGAAGACGTGGAAGAAAGAAAGGAGTGGAACAGACATGACTGAAACCTGTGGACGTTGCGGCCGGCGCTTGAAGAATCCGGTTTTCCGCGAAATCGGCTACGGCCGGACGTGCGCCACGAAAATGGGGATCGCCGTCCCGGCGAAGCGAAAGCCGAAGACGCCGGCGGCCGTGGAAGCTGACCAGGACGGCCGGCACACGGAAGGACGGTGACAGCCTTGAAGTGGTCGATCACCACCCAGGAGCGAAACGCCCTGGTCGAAACACATCTGGGCTGTATCTGGTGGACCATCAATAAAAACCGGCGACTGATCAACGCGGTCGGCCTGGACGACGAAGACGTCTTCCAGCAGTTAGCGATCCGCATGATCCGCGCGGTCGAGAACTACGACCCCGACAAGGGGAAGGACCTGGAACAGCACATCTTCGCACAACTGCAATATGAAGTCCTGAACTGCAAGGACGCCGCGAAGGTGTACGGAATCAAGGGCGCGCCGTATGGAGCGCGGGGCCTGACCGTGTCCCTGGACGCCCTGGTCGAATCTGGCTGTCAATTTTGCGGGGGGGGTGGCTTAAATGCCTAAATTCAAAACCGTGTGCGGCGTGATCGCCTTCGTCATGTTCTTCGTCATGCTGGGGGCCGTCGGAGCCGTCGAGAACGACGCCCTTCCCCTTCTGCCCGGCGCGGTCCGCATTTTCGCGGCCCTGGGCCTGTGGGCTTTGTTTTCCTACCTGGCCGGCGCGTTCAAATGATCCGACGAAAGGAGTGAACCCCGTTAAGTACAGCGCGAAAACCCTGACGCCCGTCCAGGTCGGACAGGTCGTGAAGGCCCTGGTCCTTCTGGGCGCGCGAAAAATTATCGTTGAAGAAGTGGAAAAGGACCGCTTCGTCGTCACCACAACAACCGAAGCGGCCCATTCCAAAAAAGCCTAACTGCATTATAGCAGGGAAAGGAACGGTTTTCAATATGCCGAAACTGAATTTTTATGACACCGACGCCGTGAAGGCGTTCACCCTGGACGTTCTGGTCGATAACGCCGAACTTCGCCGGGACCTGGACTTCGAGCGCCGCCAGAGCGTGGCCGGCTGGGAGTCCGCGAGAGAGCAGAGAACCCGCGCCGAGAAGGCGGAAGCCGCGATCGCGGCCGCCGTGTCGACCTTGACCAACCTGTCGGAAGCCCGCCAGGCCGGCGTCGAAGTCGGCTGGCGTGACATTGACCGGGCCGTCGCTGGCGTCCTGGACCTTCTGAAAGGGGGCGAAGCGAAGTGAACGTCAGTCTGTACGAGATCAGCGCCGACTTCCTGAAAGCCCTGGACGGTCTGGAAGTGGACGAAGAAACCGGCGAGATCACGAACTTCGACGCTGTCGAAGCCCTGAACGCCCAGTTCGAGGACAAGGCCGAAAGCGTGGCCTGTTACATTAAGAACCTGACCGCCTTCGTCGCCGACCTGAAAACCGAGGAAGCCGCCCTGGCCGCCCGCCGGAAGACGGCGGAACGCCGGGTCGACAGCGTGAAGAAGTACCTGACTTCGTGCATGGAGTCCGTCGGCAAGGACAAGGTCGAAACCGCGAAGGCGCGGATCAGCTTCCGGAAGTCCGTCCAGGTCCAGATCGAAGACGAAGCGGCCCTTCCCGCCGACTACGTCACGACCACCGTGACCAAGAATCCGGACAAGACCGCGATCAAGAAGGCGATCCAGGGCGGCCAGGACGTGACCGGGGCTTCCCTGGTCGAGAAGCGGAACATTCAGATCAAGTAAAGGGGGCGGATCACATGGCAGAGAAAAAGACGGCCGGACAGGTGGCGGAGCCTACCACCCCGGCCCCCGGAACCGCCCAGGACCCGCCGGCGGCCCCCGTGGCCCCGGCGACCGTCCAGAAGGAAATCCCCCTTCTGACGGAAAAGGACATCGAATGTCGGGTCCAGAGCGTCAGCAGAGCGAAGACCGGCAAGGTCGGCGCGGTCCTGTTGCTTTACAAGGACGCGCGGGTCGATATGCGGATTCTGGACCAGGTCTTCGGCCCTGGGAACTGGCAGAGAACCCACGAAGTCATCAACGGGAACCTGTTCTGTAATATCGACATCTGGGACGCAGAGAAGCGCGCCTGGGTCCGGAAACAGGACGTCGGCGTCGAGAGCAACACCGAGAAAGAGAAAGGCCAGGCGTCCGACGCCTTCAAGCGCGCCGGCTTCAACGTCGGGATCGGCCGCGAACTTTATACCGGCCCCTTCATTTACGTCGAACTGGCGGACAATGAGTTCTATTCCGAAGGCCAGCAGAACGGCCGGAAGGAAGTCCTGAAATGCTATTCGAACACCCGCTTCAAGGTCACGCGCGTCGCCTACAACGACCGCCGGGAGATTATCGACCTTGTGATCGTCGACCGGAACGGGAATGTCCGCTTCGACATGAATAAACGGGTCGAGGGGCCGCCCCAGACGCCCCAGGGCGGCCAGAGAGCACCGGCCCAGGGAAGAAACACCCAGGGACAGGCCAGACAGGCCCCCAGGGGCCTCCAGGGCGCGCCAGCGGCGACGCCAGCGCCCCAGGCAGAGAACGGGGCCGTCTGCCCGATCTGTGGGAAACCGATCACGAAGGCCGAACAGGACTATTCCCTTCGCAAGTATGGCCGGGAAGCCTGTCGGACCTGTCAAAAAGCATTGTAAAGGGGGGTGGCAAGTGTGCCGAGCCGCATAATCAAAGAATCAATCACCACCAGCGAATCGCTGTCGGAAGTCAGCGCGGAAGCCGAACGCCTTTTCTGGCGACTGGTGGTCAAGGCGGACGACTTCGGCCTGTACTATGGAAATCCGCGAATCCTGGCGTCTATGTGCTTCCCGCTGGACCCGCCGAAGGAACAGAGAATCCGCGCATGGCTGGACGAACTGGTCGCCGCCGGCATGGTGGGGACCTACACGTCCGACGAGGACGGGAAGAAGTACCTGAAACTTCTGTCCTGGGACCGTCACCAACAGCAGAGAGCAAAGAAAAGCAAGTTCCCCCTTCCTGTTGCATTTGATAACACTTGCAATCACAGCAACGGAAAGCAAGTGAAATCAAAATCCCCCGTAAACGAGAACGAAAACGGGAACGAGAACGAGGAACGAGGAACGGGAACGCGCCCAACCGGGGCGGCGGCGACCCCGCGCGGTTTTGATCGCTTCTGGGCCGCATATCCCCGCAGAGTCGGCAAGCAGGACGCCCTGAAAGCCTGGGGACAGCTTAACCCGGACGACGCCCTTGTGGACCAGATCGTCGCCGGCGTCGAGCGGTGGAAGACCTGTGACCAGTGGACGAAGGACGGCGGGTCGTTTATCTGCTACCCGGCCACGTTCATTCGCGGCCGCCGGTGGGAAGAAGACGACCGACCCGATCCGCCCCCGGCTTCGCCGAAGGGAGCCGCGCCGAAGAACTACGCCGGCGACGAAGACTTCCTGGAAGGGCGGTGATCACATGGACGCGATCGGGGATATTCTGGCCGGCGCCGTCCAGAAAAGCCTTCAAAACCGGGAGCCGGAAGACTACGTCGACGACGAAGGTTTTCTGTGCTGTGGCAAGTGTCACGACCGAAAGCAAATGGACGTGAACATTCCGGCCCTGGCCGCCGACGGAACGAAGACGATCCGCGTCGGCTGTCTGTGCAAATGCGGACGCGAGAGGGCCGCCCAGGAAAAGCGGGAACAGGAACGCCGGGACTTTGAAAGCCGCATGGAACGGCTTCGGCGCGACGGGATCACCGACCCGGCCTATTTACAGTACACCTTCGACCAGGACGACAAGCGGAACCCGAAGGTCAGCGACGTCTGTCGCCGCTACGTCGAGAACTGGGCGGAAATGAAGGCCCGGAACATCGGGATTCTGTTCTATGGCGACGTCGGGACCGGGAAGTCCTTCCTGGCCTGTGCGATCGCGAACGCCCTTCTGGAACGGCTGGTCAGTGTCAGCGTGACCAACTTCCCGCGAATCCTGAACAGCCTTCAAGGGTCCTTCGACGACGAACGCCAGAAGCGGATCGACCGGCTTCAACACTATTCCCTTCTTGTGATCGACGACCTGGGCGTCGAACGCGACACGTCCTATTCCGTCGAACAGGTCTACAACGTGGTCGACACCAGGGCAAGGTCCGGGAAGCCGGTGATCATCACGACGAACCTGTCCTTGAAGGACCTGGAAAACCCGCCGTCCCTGGCCTACAAGCGGATTTATGACCGCGTCCTGGAAATGTGTCCGATCCGGCTGAAACTGGTCGGAGCGTCCCGCCGCGCCAGCAACGCCAGCGAACGGCGGGACGCCGCCCGGCGAATCCTGGGATTCTGAAAGGACGAAGATCCATGAAGTACAAACTGACGATCCCCGGCCTGTTGCCGGGGCTGAACGAATACATCGACGCGGAGCGGTCCCACAAGGGCAAATACAAGGCCGCTTCCATGAAGCGCCAGGCCCAGAACGTGATCGGCTACATGATCCGGACACAGCTTCGCGGAGTCCGCTTCACCCGGCCCGTGGTGATCCGCTACCTGTGGATCGAACCGTCCCGCCGGCGCGATAAGGACAATATCGCCTTCGCGAAGAAGTTCATTCAGGACGCCCTGGTCGAAACCGGCGTCCTTCGGAATGACGGCTGGTCCGAAATCGAAGGATTCACGGACAACTTCGCCCTGGACCCGAAGAACCCCCGCGTCGAAGTCACGATCGAAGAAATGGAAGGAGTAAAGCGAAATGGTAAAAGAAAAAATTAAGAACCTGGCCCCTGGGTCCTTCTTCAACGCCGGCCCCGCCGTCGTGACCGTCCTGGAACACTTCGCCGACGGCCGAACCCTTCTGGCCGCGAAGGAGCCGATCGGGAACCGCCCCTTCACCGTCCGGCCGTTCACCTACGACCGCACGGACCCGGAGCCGAACCCGAACAACTTCGCGTTTTCTTCCCTTCGCTACGACCTGAACACCGACTTCCTGGACGCCCTGAACGACGCCGGCGTGATCCCGGCCGACAAGGTCCTGGAAGCCGAATGGAGCCTGGCGGACCACGACGGAACGAACCGTTATGGCGTCGCCGTCTGCAAGATCGCTATGTTGCCCGAACCCCTGGTCCGGAAGTATTACGACGCGGGCCTTTTGGAGATTGACGACTGGGAGTGGACGATCACCCCGTACGCCGGCTACGCGGGCTACGTCCGCCGCGTCTCTTCCGACGGCAGTCTGTGCTGGAGCCGTGCCTGGTATGGCTACTACGGCGTTCGCCCGGCTTTCTTCGTGGATTCTGAAATCTGCCTGTTCCTGGAACCGGACGAAGTCGAACTGTCTGACGCCGCCCTGTTGCGTGAATTTACTTCGAAACAGCTTGCGGACGAAGTTCTTCGCCGGATCGCCGCCGGCGAGAATGACGAAGACGAATGATCGGGTCCTGGGCCTTGAAGGCCAGAGTCGAAGAAAACCTGGGGGTCGCCCTGGCCCCCGACTTCTTCGATAAGGCGGAAAAGTACGCCCGGCGGAAGCTGGACCTGTGCAACGAACGCGCCGGCCGCCAGTACGGCGAAGACGGCTACGGCGACGAATACCTGGTCCTTCTGACCGCCGACACGGTCCGGGAAATGGCCTTTTCCGAATACACCATGATCCGGTCGGCGGAGATCATGGCCGAAGCGGCCGCCGACGGAAAGGCGGTGGAAGCATGAGAAGACGAAAGCCCAGTCTTCCGAAGTGGAAATACGCCTTTTCCTGTCGGGACTGTCGACACGTCCAGTTCATCAAGGACGAAGCGAAGGGCCGTGAAGGCGACTATTGCGTGAAGTCGATCGAGCGCGCCGACGCCGGCCTTCCTGGCCCGATCCACGCAGACGAAGCCGACCGGGTCGTCCGCTGTGACTGTTACGAACCGATCCCGAAGGAAGGTGATCCGGCGTGATTCCCTTCCCGAAGAAGAAGTATTCCGTGATCTACGCCGACCCGCCCTGGTCCTACGCCGCCGGCGGGAAGAAGCGGAATGTGACCCGACACTACCACACTATGAAGCCCGAAGACATATATGACCTTCCGGTCCAGGACATAGCCGCCGACGACTGCCTTTTGTTCATGTGGGCGACTTTCCCGAACCTGGAAATCGCCCTGGAAACGATCAGGCGGTGGGGCTTCAAGTATAAGACCGCCGCCTTCGTCTGGGTAAAGAGGAACCGGAAGTCCCCCGGCTGGTTCTGGGGCCTGGGGAACTGGACCAGGGCGAACCCGGAAGTCTGCCTTCTGGCGACGAAGGGGAACCCGAAGCGCGCTTCCCGTGCCGTCCATAGCGTAATCGACACCCCGATCGGCCGGCACAGCGAGAAGCCGGCGGAAACCCGCGACAGGATCGTCCGGCTTGCGGGGGGGGGGGGACTATGATCGAACTGTTCGCCAGACAGGCGGCCCCCGGCTGGGACGCCTGGGGCGACGAAGTGGAAGGCGGTGACGCCGGTGAATGAGAACACGAAGACGATCCGGGACCTGGCCGCGTATGTGTGCGACCGTCTGGCCGGGAAGGTCCTGATCCACCGCTACGACGCCTATTCCACCAACAGCGTTTATTTGAAGTTCGACTACGGCGTGGCGAACAGCCTTCGGATCGCCGACCACGCCGGGAAGGAATACCTGTCCTATCGGTTCAACATCATTCTGACCCTGACGGAGCCGAAGAACGACCTGTCCGGCCGCTTCCCCCGGAACTACTACCCGCCGGACATGGTCGACCAGGTGATCGAAGATATTCTGGCCGGCGTCGAAGCGAAGCGCGCCAGGTATCGGGACTATGAAAAGACCGTGGCGGACGCGAAGGCCAAAGTCGCCCACGAACGGGGCTTCTGGCAACAGGCCCGCCCGGTGAAGAAAAAGAGAGGTAAAGACAATGACCATATCTGAACTTGTCACCCGCGCCCACGACAACGCCGTGAAGCACGGCTTCTGGAACCCCGCGCCGGCGTTCGGGACGTCGATCGCCCTGATCCATTCGGAACTGTCCGAAGCCCTGGAAGAAGAACGCGCCGGCCGGCCGAACTTCTGGTTCCACTGTCTGGAAGGGGACCCGTCCCTTCCCTGTGATCCGACCGACGAAACCGACTGTTTTCAGTTCGGCCACGAAGACCGGTGTCAGCACCGGGGGAAGAAGCCCGAAGGCGTGGCCGTGGAACTGGCCGACGCCGTGATCCGGATCGCGGACTTGTGCGGACACCTGGGAATCGACCTGGAAACCGCGATCGCCTTGAAGATGGACTACAACGAAACCCGCCCGTTCAAACACGGGAAGCGGTTTTGAAGGGCGGTGACGACATGAAGAAGATCACCTTCGCCGCCCTTCTGATCCTGGCGGGCTTCGCTGTGTGCGCGTGGAGCGCGAAGGGATCGGAAGGAACGCGGCCGCCGGCGGAAGCCGGCGCGCCCGCCCCGGACCCGACGGCCGAGGTCGTGGAGCCGCCCCAGGTCAGCCCGGAGCCGGTAGAACCCGCCTGGACGGAGTACGAAGCGACCGCGTACTGTTCTTGTGAGAAATGCTGTGGGGCCTGGGCGGAAAACCGGCCCGACGGGATCGTCTACACCGCCAGCGGAGCCGTCGCCCAGGAAGGCGTGACGATCGCCGCCGACTGGGACGTCCTTCCCCCTGGGACCGTCGTCTACATTGACGGCCTGGGCGAACGTGTCGTCCAGGATCGCGGCGGGGCGATCAAAGGGAACGCCGTCGACGTCTACTTCGAGGACCACGACGAAGCCCTGGTCTTCGGCCGCCAGACCGTCCGTCTTTACATAGTCGAAGGCGGTGACGGACCTTGAAGACCTGTTCCGTGTGCGGCCGCCAGGTGAAGAAGACGGTCGCTTGTCCGTACCAGCGAAGGGGACTGGAAACCTGTCTGAACTGTTGCGAAAAGTGCTACGAAAGCGAACCCTTCCCCTGTCGCGAACACGACCAGAGGAAAGAACCGAAAGGGGGAAAAACACATGAACACTATAAAACGCGGCGACGTCTTCTTCTGCCTGGGAAGCCCCGACGCTGTCGGAAGTGAGGAACGGAAGACGCGCCCGGTCGTAATCGTCCAGAACAACGCCGGGAACGCCAGTTCCCCGACGGTGATCGTCGCCAACATGACCACCAACACCACCCGCCGCCTGTACCCTATGCAATTCGACATCGACCTTCCCGGACACGCCCTGTCCCGTGTCCAGTGTGAGCAGATCAGGACCGTCGACAAGTGCCGACTTCGCGACAAGGTCTATTCCCTGACCGAAGACGAACTTCGGAAGCTGGACACCTGTCTGGCTGTGTCCTTCGGAATGACCCGCCAGGACGCCCAGGAAGGCCCCCAGGACGCCCGGAGCGGCGGGGACGACATATTCCTTGACCTGGTGCGAAAGGGCCTGTCCGTGGCCGTCTGCCCGCTTCCTGTGCTGAACCAGGTGAACATAACCGTCACCGACGGGAAGGACGTCGCGATCACCCGCAACGTCGCGGCCGCCGGCGGCGGAATCGTCGACGAAATCCAGGACATGAAGAAGGCGCTTGCAGAGGTGGCGAAGTGATCCGGGGAAAGGAAGCGGCGGAAAAGTGGGCGAAGGCCCTGGACCTACCCGAAGACCAGGCGATCCCGTGCGTGGTGGCGTTCGTATGCCTTCGCTATCATGGGAAATCATTTGTCCGCAGACTTGCGGCCGGCGAAGGGAAGATCACGACCTGGCAATCGCTGAAAATCGCTGTGGCCCTGTTCCTGTGGAACCGCGCCACGAAGAAAGACCCCTGGGGCGAACTGTACCGGATCACGAAGTTCGCCCAGAAGTGGAAGGAAGGTGATTCTATATGAACGACGTGAAACTGTCCGGCCGCCTGGTACGCGACCCGGAACTGAAACACACGCCGAACGGCGTCCCGGTGGCGACCTTTTCCCTGGCTGTCGACCGGAAGTTCAACAGAGAGGAAGCGGACTTCATTCCGATCGTCGCCTGGCGAAAGACGGCGGAGTTCGTGGCGAAGTATTTCCGGAAGGGACAGCGCGTGATCGTGGCCCAGGGCCGGATCAAGGTCGACCAGTACACCGACAAGGAAGGGAACAAACGGTCCCGCTTTTCTGTCGTGGCCGACGAAGTGGAGTTCGCCGACTCCAAACGCAACCCCGAAGACCGCCCGGCCGGGAGCGTGGCGGCCGAATACATGGAGAACGGGGGCTTCGAGGAACTGGACGGCGAAGACGGTGAACTTCCGTTCTGAACACCGGCAGGAAGGGGGCGAAGGCATGGACGCCAAAGAAAAAGCGAAGCGCGCGGAAGAACGGACGACCCGCCGCGTTTACGACATCTTGAAGAATCACGATCAGGAAACCCGGACGATCGAAGCGCAGATCGAAGCCGAACGCGCGGCCCTGGAAGCAGACCTGGCAGAGATCAGGACCAGAGCCTACCCGCGCGCCGTTCGATATGACACGCCCCGCGTCCAGTCGTCCCCCGACCCTGACGGAAACATGGTAAAGATCGCCGCCGCCATTGAGCGGCGGACGGCCCGGACGAAAAGGGCGGTCGAAGCCCTGGAAGAACGCCAGCGGCAGATCGAAAACGTCCACGAAATCGTCCTGGCTATGGACGCGAAGGCGAAGATCGTCCTTCTGACCATGTACTACCCGCGCCGGACCTATGAACAGGCGGCCGAAGCCCTGGGAATGGACGTGTCGACGGTCAGTCGCCAGAGGAAGACCGCTGTCGAACGCCTGGTCCGGAAATATATCCGCCTTCACGGGGCGATCGAGTAACAGACCCCGCGTCGGCGGAAAGTTTTTGCACATGATTGCACATCTTTGCAAATGTTTGCATATAACTGCACTGGTCAACGACCGCGCAATATGCGAAAATGCTACAAGGGAACCTTGCAGAGTTCCCGGACTCCTTTTCATTTGATAGGGACGCAGAAAGGAACGCCTTCGCCGGCGTTCCTTTTCTGTTGCCCCGAAACGACCACGCAGAAAGGACGGTGAAGAATCGTGGCCCGCCTGACGAAGAAGAACGAAGTCTTCTGTGACGAATACCTGATCGACCTGAACGCGACCCAGGCCGCGATCCGCGCCGGCTACTCCGTGGAGTCGGCGGGGAGTATCGGAAGTGAATTGCTGAAAAAACCTGAAATCCGCGCGCGCATTGACCGCGCTATGGCCGAAAGGTCGAAGCGGACTGGGATCAATGCCGACCGGGTCCTTCTGGAACTGGGGAAAATCGCCTTCGTGAACGCGATCGACGTGATCAACATGAACGACGCGACCGTCCTGTCGGACGCTTCCCGCGACGACACGGCCGCAATCGCTTCTGTGAAAGTGAAAGTGATCCCCGGAGAGGACGGCGACGGCGTGGAACGGGAAATCCGACTGGCCGACAAATTGAAGGCCCTGGAACTGTGCGGAAAGCACCTGGGAATGTTCAAAGACAGCCCGGACAGCGCCGCGCCTGTGGCGGTGGTGATCAATTATGACTACGGCCCGGACGATTGAGTTCAGAGCGTCCGCCCAGTTCAACCCTATCTTCCGGCCTGTGAATGAGTGGCGCGGAAGATACCGCATTTTGAAAGGGTCCGCCGGGTCCGGGAAGTCCGTGAACATAGCCCAGGACTACGTCGCGAAGCTGTCCGACCCAGCCTTCCGGGGGGCGAACCTTTTAGTCGTCCGGAAGATCGAGGAAACGAACCGCGACAGCACCTTCGCAGAGTTACAGGCGGCGATCTATCGAATGTTCGGCCCATACGCCGAACGCTTCTGGAAGGTCAACCTGAATCCCCTGGCCCTGGAATGTAGAACCACCGGAAACCGGATCATCTTCCGGGGCGTGAAGGACCAGCGCCAGCGTGAGAAGGTGAAGTCGATCACCTTCAAGAACGGGAAACTGGTCTGGATATGGTGTGAAGAAGCGACGGAACTTCTTTCCGAAGACGTCGACATTCTGGACGACCGCCTTCGCGGCAACCTGGAAGACCTGAACCCGAACCTGTTCTATCAGATCACAATGACCTTCAACCCGGTCAGCGCGACGCACTGGATCAAGGCCCGCTACTTCGACAAGGCCGATCCGGACGTCCTGACCCATCATTCGACATACAAGACGAACCGATTCATCGACCCCGCCTATTTCCGCCGCATGGAGCGCCGGAAGGAAGAAGACCCGGAAGGCTATCGAGTCTACGGCCTGGGAGAATGGGGCGAACTGGGCGGCCTGATCCTGACGAACTTCGAGGTCCACGACTTCCCGACGGACCGGGACTTCTTCGACGGCTTCTACTACGGCCAGGACTTCGGCTTCAACCACGCCGACGCGATCCTGGGGATCGGCTGGAAAGACGGCGAAATCTATGTCACGTCCGAAGTGTATGTCTTCGAGAAGGACACCGAAGAAATAATCGCCCTTGCCCGCCGGAAGCGGATCGACCCCCGCGTGGAAATGTTCTGTGATTCCGCAGAGCCGGACCGGATCAGGACGTGGCAGAAGGCCGGCTTCCGGGCCTATCCAGTGAAGAAGGAGCCTGGAAGTGTGAAGGCCCAGATCGACTTCCTGAAAGGCCGGAAAATCCACATTCACCCGTCATGTGTGAACACCTTGAAGGAAGTTCAACAGTGGAAATGGAAGAAGGACCCGACCACGGGTCTTTACATCGACGAACCAGTCGAGTTCATGGACGACGCTATGGCGGCGCTACGCTATGGCGTGGAGCGCCCGCGACGTGGGTCGTCCATCGAAGTTTTGAAGTGAGGTGGCAAAAATGGAACTGTCCGTCATGGACCGGATCAACATGATATTGAACGACCCGGAAAAGGCCCCTATGACCCTGGCCCAGATCGTCAGCGAGGAAATCAGGGAGTTCAAGCGGTCGCCCCAGTATTCGATCATGCTGGAAGCCGAAGCGTATTACAGGAACAGGTCTTCCGTCCAGACGAAGACGGTCGACGTCGCCAACCGCTCGAACGCGAAGATCGAACGGCCGATCCTGAAAAAGCTGGTGGATCAGAAGGCGAACTACCTTCTGTCGAAGCCCTGGACCGTGGACACTGAAAACGAAGCATACGGCGAAGCCCTGAACAAAGTGTTCGACCAGACCTTCCGCCGGAAGATCAAGAGCCTGGGAAAAGGCGCGGTGAAGTCTGGGATCGCCTGGATTCAACCCTACTTCGACGACGACGGGAAACTGGCCTTCATGCGAATCCCGTCCCCCGAATTGATCCCCCTGTGGCGCGATTCAGAGCGAACGAAGCTGGACGCCTTCATTCGATTCTATGACCAGGTCATTTATATCGGAATCAGGAAGCACGTCATAACACACGCCGAATTTTGGTGGACCGGCGGCGTGAAGTATTTCAAGACGGACGCCTTCGCGGGAACAGGGGCCGGCGACTTCTACGTCGACAAGGACCACGGGACAGAGGAAACCGACTGGACCGAACCACACTTCACCGTCGGGAACACGGCCTATAACTGGTCCGAAGTCCCGATCGCGTGGCTGAAATACAACGAAGAAGAACTTCCCCTGTGTTACTTCGTGAAGGACCTGATCGACGACATCAACTGGCAAAACAGCGTCACGGCCGACGTCCTTCGCGACGTGGCGAAGTTCATCTACATTCTGAAAAACTACGGCGGAACCGACCTGGCGGAGTTCCTGAAAGACTTGAAGGAACACATGGCGATCAAGGTCACTTCCGACGGCGGCGTGGACAAGTTACAGGCAGACCTGAACATCGACGCCGTCATGGCCTTCCTGGACAATGAACGCCGGGACATCTATGACTATGCTTCCGCCGTGGACACGAAGGACCCGGACCTGGGGAACGCCAGCGGGACGGCGATCAACTTCCGATATATGGACCTGGACGCCGACTGTGATTCCCTGGGGACCGAACTGAAAGACACCTTCCACCGGCTGAAACTGTTCATCGACGTCTATTTCCAGATCACCGGCCAGGGCGACTTCACCGGCGAAGACTTCGACATCGTGTTCAACATGGACCTTCCGGTCAATGAAACCGACGTGATCAACAACGCCCGGACCAGCGACGGTCTTACTTCCAAACGGACGATTCTTCAAAATCACCCGTGGGTCACGGACGTCGACGAAGAACTGGACCAGATCGACAAGGAAAAGAAGGCCGCTATGGAAGACTTCGGCGAAGGTCTGTTCAACGATTCCCTGGGGGCGAACAACACCGCCCAGACGGCCCAGGAAGGCCAGGAAGGGGCCGCCGGAAAGGCTGGTGGCGTGAATGGCGAGGAATAAGGAATACTGGATCGCCCGCGCCCTTCAACGCGAGAACGAAGCCTATCTTCGCGGCGTCGGTCTGACGGCGAAAATGTTCCAGGAATACGACAGAGCCGCGAAGGCGATCCGCCGGGAGATCGGCGACTTCTATTCGAAGTACGCCGGCAAGTATGGCCTGACCTATGACCAGGCGGTCCGCCTTCTGACCCGGAAAGAGTTCCAGGAGTGGAAGGCGACCCTGGCCGAATATGTCGCCAGGATCGCCCAGGAGCCGGACCCCCGCGTCAAGGCTATCCTAACGGCCCAACTGGACGCCCTGTCCACGAACAGCCGCATTTCCCGCCTTGAAGCCCTTCTGGGACAGATCGACCTGAAACTGAATGACCTGTGGGAAACCGGCGTGGCCCAGATGAAGGCGGAGTTCGGCGACGCCTTCCAGGAAGGTTACTACAAGAAGTTATACGACATTCAGTCCCGCGTCGGCTTCTTCCATGAGATCGCGAAGCTGGACGAAAGCGTCGTCGAAGACGTCCTGTCCTATCCCTGGTCCGGCGCTATGTTTTCGGATCGCCTGTGGCAGAACAAACAGGCCCTTCTGTTCCACGTCCGGGAAACCATCACACAGGGCGTCATGCAGGGAAAGAGTATTCCGACCATGTCGAAGGAACTGTCGGCCAGAATGGGACAGTCCTACAAGGCCGCCGAACGCCTGATCCGCACAGAAACGACCTACTTCCACGGGGAGTCGGACAAGGCCGCCTATGAAGCGGCCGGCGTGGACGAATATGAATACGTCGCGACCCTGGACAGCCGGACCTGTGAAGTGTGCGCCGCCCTGGACGGGAAGCACTTCAAATTGAAGGACGCCCAGGCTGGCGTGAACTATCCGCCCATGCACCCGAACGACCGCTGTACTACGGTCGAATACGACCCGGACGACGCCCTGGACTGGTACAATTCCGGCAAGAAAATGCCCGAAAATATGACCTATGAGGAATGGGCGGAGCGCCAGAACGTGAAAACCGGCACGGACAAGCGAAATCAACTGAAAACAACTTCAAACGATGATTGAACGCCCTTCCAGGGCGTTTTTTCATACCCAAAACAGCCGCCCCCGCCCGGCGAACCGGCGGGACCGCAAAGCGTGTGGAAGTCACGGTAAAGACAGCGGGGAAAGGAGCAAACCATGATCACCGAAAGCGTCAAAACCATTCTGGGGGAAGACCTGACGAACCAGGTCGAAGCGGCCTTGAAGGGCAAGGGCAAGGACGGAAAGGACGTTGACCTGGTCGTCGGAAACGACGGAACCTTCGTCCCGGCCGAGAAGTACAACGGAGCCAACAGCGGCAAGACCAGCGCAGAAAACGCCCTAAAAGCGGCCGCCGAAGCGTTGAAGGCAATCGGCGGGTCTGGCGACCCGGCGAAGATCGCGGACGACGTGAAGACGGCCCAGACCACGATCGAAACCCTTCGGACCGACCACCAGAAAGAGATCGCGCGAATCCAGAAGAACACGGCCCTTCGAATGGCCCTGGCCGACAAGGCCCACGACCCGGCCGACATTATTTCCCTTCTGGACCTTGACAAGATCGAGGTCGACGACGCCGGCGCGCTGAAAACGGACCTGGAAAGCCTTCTGAAACCCTTGAAGGAGTCGAAGGCGTACCTGTTCAAGACCCAGGAGCCGGCGAAGAACCCCGACATCAAGGGCGCGAAGCCCGCTGATCCCGGCGCGCGCCAGGACCCGGCCGCGAAGGCCGACGGCCCTGTCGTGATTTAACAAACCTGTCAACAGACAAACGAAAGGAATGATTTTCAATGGCACGAACCAAAGCTATCAGCCTGATCCAGAGCGGCGCGACGAAGGTCGACCTGGCCGAACTGTCCGGCCTTGTGATCGCCAATATCCAGAAGGAAACCCTGTCTTCCGGCTTGAAGTCCCAGTCCTACACCGGCAACCCGGCGACCGGGTCTGTGGAGTATAAGCGGTTCAAGAACAGCGCGTCCCAGGCATACGGGACCGCCAGAGCCGCCGGCAAGGGCGACGCGATCACCGTCCCCCCGACCACCGTCAACCTGGACACCCACCGCGAGATCGTCGAGGAAGCCGCGAAGTTCGACCTGGACACCTTCGGCGTCGGTAACATCATGGCCCGCCGCGCCGACAACCACGTCGACACCGTGGCGGCCGAACTGGACGCCGCCTTCTTCCTGTGCGCGGCCAATGAAGGAACCGACTTCACCACCACCGAAACCGACATCGAAGCCCAGGTCGAAGCCCTGATCCAGACCCTTGAAACCGTGAAGAACGACTACGTTCGCGGCGTCCCCCGGAACCTGATCCGCCTGGTCCTGGACCCTGTCTTCTACGGCAAGATCAGAACCTACCTGGACAAGAACACCAACAACGCCAACGTGGACACCGCCGCCGAGGACTTCGCCCTGTTCCACGGCGTCCGGGTCTATTCTTCCATCAACCTTCCCGTGACCACCGAAACTGTCGAAACCACCAAGACCAAGACCACGACCTACCACATGATCGCTATGATCGAAGGCGCGGTCGCACAGCCGGCGGTTATCTACCCCTACGGGGAGCCGGAGAAGATTCCCCTGTCCAACGACTACGGCGTGTCTATGTTCTTCGACTACGGCACGAAGGCCCTGACCCCCGACCTGATCTTCACCTACTCCACCAGCGTTACTTCCGAGTAATCGGAAGGGCGCGCCCGTGAAAGGAGCGATCCGAATTGAAGTTTATCAACAAACGAACCGGCGTGATCCTGGAACCCCGAAGCCGCATGGTCGAAGACCAGCTTCGTAAAAGCGCGGAGTATGCCCCCTATGAGCCGCAGAAGGCCGCAGACGAGGGCGAAAAGCCGCTGGCGAAGATGAACAAGGCCGAACTTCTGGAAACCGCCCAGGCGGCCGGAATCGCGGTCCCTGACGACGCCACGAAGGCCCAGATCGTCGAACTGATCCAGGCGAAGGGCGCGGAGTAATCAAGGGCCGCCGAAAGGTGGTGGAAACGTGCTTCAACAGATTCTTTCTTCCCTGGACGGCCTGACCGACCTTGAACAGAAGGAAGCCCTTCGCGTCCTTATGTCGAAGGACGGCCGACTGGAAAAGGTCAAGGCCCTTCTGGGGATCACCGGAACAGACCAGGACGAAGTTCTTCTGTTCGTCATTCAGACGGTCGAAGACCTGGTCCTGGCCTATATCAACCAGGACACGCTTCCCGCCCCGCTGGAAAATGCCCTGATCGTCATGTGCGTCAGTTACTACAAGGCCGCCGGCCTGGGAACCACCCAGGCGGCCGTCGGTCCGGTCGCGTCCGTGAAGCGCGGGGACGTCACAACGTCCTTCGCCAATGCTTCCGGCGCTTCCGGATCGGCGTCGACCTTCAACCTGGGCGCAGAAGGCGACGACTTCTTCGGCTGGCGAACGGTCCTGAACGAGTTCCGGCGGTTAAGGTGGTGATCGTATGTTCGGAAATCCCGCCGCAGAGCGCGCGGCGATCGAAATGACCTACGAAGACACCGCCACGATCAGCCGGACCGAAACCACGACGGGGTCGAACAACATCACGAAGACCGTTCCTGTCGTGAAGTATTCTGAAATCATTTGCGCGCTGTCGTATTCAGGAAGCGACAAGAGTCAGCAGACGGACGCACAGAACGAAATCGACTACGACGCCGTTCTGTTCGCCGCCCCCGACCTTTTGGTCCTTCCTGGCGACAGTGTTTCCCTGAAACGCTTCGGCCGAATGGACCCGACCAGTCAGCGCGTCCTGACCTTCCAGGTCGTCGGTCGCCCGGCCGTCTATGCTACCCACCAGGAAATCCGCGTGAAGGACGGTGATCTGGCGTGACCCTGAATAACTTCATCGAAGCGATCGCGGGGAAGCTGACCACCGTATGGCCTGACCGGAAGGTCTACGTCGACGAAATCCCGAAGGACGCCGACGGCCAGTTCTTCGTCGGGATCGTTGAATCGGAGCAGGAAAAGCACCTGGACCGCCGCTGGAAGCGGTCGATCCAGTTCGAAGTCCTGTACTTCCTGAACACGAAGGAAAACATGGAGTTCAACGCCTGGGCGGAAACCATGTTCGACCAGTTCGACGTCCTGACCGTAAAGGAAACCGACCAGAAGGACCGGACGGTCCGGCTGACCGGCCAGAAGGCGACGCCGAACAAGAACGCCCGCGTCTTCCAGTTCACCTTCGACGCCGACTTCTTCTTCGTCGTGACCCC